GCCTGGCCTTTAGGTAACAAGTTGGACACATAGACAGTGAAGCGGTCCAACATACCGATTTTGCCGGTACGGATGGTGCTTGACTGATCGCCTGTGAAGTAGGCTTGGGCAATGTCTGTTTGCATCAACAACTGACGATCACGAGGTGAAATGATGAGCCAGCGGCCATCTTCCGGTACGTTTTGTTCATCAAGCGCTGAAGACATTTGCAGGATCGCGTTCAACACGTTTGCAGGCGTTGCTTGGTCGATTGGAGCTACGTCAGTACCCAAGTTATAAGCACCTGAGATAGCGCCAGCTGTCGCACCTTTGTTTGACGCGTTTGCGCCTGTGGTTACGAACCAGTTGAAGAACGTATCGTTTTCAATATTGATCTTCAGCTGTTTAGCAGCGTCATCAGTGAACATGTTCATCAAGTCCATGTCCGCTTGGTGCGCGAGTACATCGTTGACCTGTACGCTGAAGTATTTACCTTGGTCGATCTGCATGTCTTGGTAGATCGGTGCAGGAACTTCAGATGTTAGGGTAGTACCAGCGCCAGCATAATCGTTGATTGTAATTGACGGTGCAGTACGGATACGAATTGTATCGCCTTGGTTTTTGATTTCGCCTTCCCAATCAGTGTTGGAAATCTCGGTCATCATAGTGTTCGCATAGAACTTAGCGTTCAACTTTTGCGACCACAGTTGAGGGATAAAACCACCTGAGTAAGATGGGGTAGTGTCGAATGCGCCTGAACCGACGACGGGGAATACAGCAGCCATTTTGGCCTCCTATTAAGTTGGTTATCGACCTAATAGCTGCTTACATGTTAACACGTAGAGTTAAACTCTAACGCGGCCTTCCATATACGCAGCTGTCAAGTCAGCTTCAAGTTTTTCCGCCTCCGCGTACTGCCCTCGCGTATTTAGTGTACGAACCTTGTTCCAAGCTCTATCCGCGTCTTTCGGCGAATAGATTTTAGAGTTCTGGGTTGCACTCTGTGTACGCACAGAATTAGCAGAACGGTTTGGAGCAACCTGCTTCTCAAGTTCGGCTTGGTTAGGCTTAGCTTCGGTCGGTGCGGCTAACGTTTCTTTCCACAGGCTCACATAGTGGGCTATGGCTTCAACGTCACCGGCATCAAACGCCTGCTGTGCTTGAACTCTGCGTGGGCCTCTAAGCATAGGATCATGCTCATTTAACCACGCTACCCAACGCTCATCATTGTCGATCTGCGGGAAATCAGGCACGGCTTGGTTGAGCCTCTGACTAAATCCTACTTCTCCAACTTGGCTACCGGTCTTTGCAAGTTCTTCTCGCAACTCCTTAATAACCGCGTCTTGCTGCTCCAGCCGACCCTCGTATCCTTGAGAGACTTCTTGCGCAACACGGCGCTGAACGTCCAGCAGTTCTTCACCAAATTCGGCTCGATCTGCATCGGTCACTAAACTGACTTTCTCCTTCGACTTTGTCGGTTCGACTTTAAGCGCTTTTAGCTCCTCTTGGAGCTGTTTTGTTACCTCGGTCATTTCTCGCACTTGCTGGTGCAACCGTGGAACTTCAGCGTCGTACTTACCCATCAGGGTTTTGTACTTTTGCTTAAAAGTCTCATCCTCTACGTCCGTCGGTGACGTGTCAGCTGGCTTCGCTTCTTCAGGTTCGGGTGACGCTTCGACTTCTGCTACTACTTCCGCTTCCGTGTCCAACTCCTCGGGTTGAGGTGCTTGTTGGGCTTCTAACGCTTTTTCGTACGCTTCAATTTCGGCAATCTGTGCCTGTACCTGCTTTGGCAACGCCATATGGTTCTCCTCAAAGCACCAACTCTGTTACACAGCGCCCGTAGGTAGGCTGCTCCCGTATATGGTGTGCTTCATCGTGCTCTTACGAGCGGTTTACTACCTTCGCCGCCTCTTCAACGGACTCAAGTAGGTCTTCAAATGCCTCTGCGCGCCCCTGCAACCGGTGGACTGAGACCATATCGGTTGCACTCACTAGACGAGCTTTGGCTTTCTCTGCTTCGGCCTTAAAAAGACCTAACAAAGACGTTTCACCTGTTTCTTTAAGTCTCAACAGTGCTTTTAAGTGCTGCTGGTCACAAAGATTCAAGTCAATCATGGCATAAATCTATTCTAAATCTGCTAACGTGTCAACACGTGTACACACTACTGACCGTTAGGACGCGGACTCATAGTATTATCTTGCCGACCACCTTTAGGAGTACCGTCTTCCTGTAGCTGCGCTGCTTGCTCCTGAGCCTGCATCTGCTGCATCATCATAGCTTGTTGCTGAGCTAACTCTTGCTGCTTCTGAACATCTTCTCGGCTAGGGACAAGGCGGTCAACATTGGTGTTAAGATTACCGGCCAAATCGCGGAGGAGTTCAGCCGTACCCGGCAAGCCAACAATCTGCTGTGCAACCGGGCTTTCCAGAATAAGACGGAGGAAGTCAGTCTTACGGACAGCTTCAGCTTCTTTAACGACAAGCGACATAGCGCCTGTTGCCACAATCTGGACATCGCCGATAAGGTCTGGGTCATCTGAATATCTTAAATTCCTCTGGTACTGGCGCTCCAGCATCGGGCGCATCACATCGTGGTCGATGTTGCTAATAACTTGTTTAATACTCTTACCGGCGTTCGACATGAGCATAGACAGCCCCGAGGACGTACGCCCCGCGCCCGGAACGTGCTGGCCGGTCATATAACGCGGAATACCTGATACCTCATCAGAAATAGCCATAAAGCGGTCGAAAACACCCATAAGCTCAGCTGCGTTAGAATTAGGCTGAAAGAACGTCATAGGCGGCGTGGAGTCCGCATAGTCAGACTGCCTAAACTGCCAAATCTTCCAAGGATACATCTGAGTGATGTCTTCTCCCGCTGGAAGGCGGCTAATATTTACGCCGACCTGTGGACCGGAGCTAATACCCATATTATTTGCTAACGCCCGAGCAGCTGCGTTGCACATATTCTGAGCGTCCATACAAAGGTCGGCGACCCCGTTACCGTCGATACGGCCCGGAACCTTTTCAAAAGATGTCATGTAGTAGGGCTTGCGGCCAAGGGGATCGTAGTTAAGCACCGCACGAACGACGATGTTGTCGATCATCCATACTTCACAAGGGTAGGATTTCTGAGGGTCTTCTATCTCCTCGGGGCTTAGCCCCCACTCGATTAAAATGCTGCCGGGTATGGTGTCCCAAAGCTGTAGGGCGGCTACTAAGTCTTTACTGGCCTCATCAAAATCTTGATCTGTGACTTCTTCCATAAGGTCATCGTTGTGATCGAGCCAAGCAAAGCCCCCCGAACCAAAGTCGGTAAGGATCGAACGTACAGCGTCTTCGTCGTAGCCCTCAACGCCGAGCATATTCTCAACGTCGTCTCGTGTCAGGTGGTGTAGCTCGGCAACCGGCATAGAGTGAATATCATCACCCCATGGCATCCAGTAGAATTTGAACGGGTCGACGCGTTCCCACTCATCGCGGAGTACGTCGACCACGCCCAACCCGCCCTCAACGTATTTCATCGCCTTGCGCTTGCGCGGAATCGGCCCCTTTAGGATCGCGTAGGGAAATGTCGCTATATCGTTCGTGAACTCGAACAGGGCTTTGGTAAAACCCCCCTCGATCATCTGGTCTTCCATTTTGGTTTCCATCCGCTCGACGCGCTTTTCCGCTTCGAACTTCATAGACCGCATGGCCGTATCTTTCATACCCGACGCAAGCTGTTTTAGCTCTGCCTCATCTGGCGGTTCCCCGCCCGCGTCGTAATACTGCATCAGGTTCTGCTGCATGATGTTCTGCATCGCCTGAGTTATGTCCGGTGGCACCTCTGGGATAGGCGTCGCGCTAAGCGACCATGGTTTGTCTGTACCTGTGCCTAAAAGCGTATCGCGCAGCCATGCAGTCGCGGTACGGCATTTTGCCGACACTATCCCCATGAAAATCTCTGAGCCGCCCTGCTCTTGGATTTCTGCGAGTTTGCCGGGTTCGTACTCCATGTTTCTTGCGCGAACGCACTGAGCTAAGCGCTCTTCCAAAGTATCTTGGTGGTGATCGCGCATCACTTCCCAACGCTTATGGACGTGAGAAGACAACCCTACAATCATAGGGGTGTTCTGTTTTTTATCAGAAGCACGTTGCGCCTGTGCCTCAAGATCAGAAGCACGAGCAACAGGAATTAGGGCTGAGCCTAGCACCATATCATAATCTCACCTGTGACGTCGTGCGTATGGTAGCACCAACGTGTTAACACGTCAACAGATTAGGTCCAGCCGCTGGATGAGACCCGAACAACCTCTTTCCTCTGCGTCGAGTACGGGCTTGCCCCGAACGTCTCGCCGCCGTCGGCGTGTAGGCACATATATTGGAACGCGTCGGCAACGTCCGACCACGGGTGGGACTTCTCAGGCTTCTCGTCCCG